GCTTTGTATGTCTGCGAACCAGAACCATCCAAGCCCCTCAAAACAGCATCGGTATAGGCCGCACTGTAGTCGTCCGTCGTGGTCACACCTGTTTCCGAATGTACAACAGAATAGAACTCGTTTGTCCCGTCCGTCATGCCCATCGTGAAATGAAAGGGCGTCAAAGGCGTGTTGGATAGAGTGGTTTCTTCAGTCATAAAGAACAATGCTGCCTTCGGGTTCTCACCACCAAGACTGCCTGTAATGTCAAGCGTACCCGTCGTAGTCTTAGCTTGAAAACCAACAACAGAAGCATAAAGGCTCATAACCTAAACCCCGCTGGTCGCGCTCGTCAGCCTTGAAAAGAAGGTCGTGCTGTCATCCATCCCAAAATGAGGCCCTTCCGCCAAACGCATCGCATTTGCCGCAATCGCTAAAAAGCGACGCTTGTTTGTTGCGCTTTCGTAAAGCAGTTTGAACTGCGCCCATTCCGCATCAGAAGCGTCAAGGTCAAACTCCGCCTCAATCTGCGCCACAGACGGTTCGTTAATTAGGCTGAACAACTCCATAGCCGCCACCAAGGCGTTAATGTGGATACGGTGCTGTGTTGGCGTACTACCAACCAATCGTGCGTGAAAGCTCATGCATCATTTCCTTCCGCAAGCATTAACTCCAGCTCAGTCAGCACGTCAGAACTCTTCGCGGATCGTGAACCTCAACTCCTCGTAGACAGTCTGAACCGTGCCGTCTGCGTAAGTAATCTCGATTTCGCCCTCGTAGCGACCAGCATCTCCGGTCAGGGCGTCGGTGCCAGCCCATTCGAACTGGACACGGCCACCGGCACCGGCCACGTTGTACGGGGCGTCGGTGTCGATAGTGCCGTTGGCCTTCAGGAAACCTGTCAGCTTAGTGCCGACAACAGTTTCCTGAAGAGTAGTCGATCCAAGCTCACGCATTTTTAGCCGAACGACATCGCTGGCGTTAGAGAAGTCTAGCGGATCATCCGAAGGCTTCTGCTTGAGCGATACTACCAGCGGGGGCTGGGTATCGTTCTGGACTAGCTTAATGCGTGAGGTCATGGATCAGTCCGCTTACGCGCCTTCCCAGTTAGTGCCTGAGGCGGCGGAAACAATGGCCTTACCGCCTGCCGTAGCGATACAGAAGTACTGATCGGTCGGGTTGGCGCTGTCAACCAGTGTCATTACACACGAGCCGCTTGCGTTAGTTTGAGCAATCACGTGCTTCTTAGCAGTGAGAGCCGTAAGAATAGCGCCTGTGCTCGCTGTAAGCGTGCCGGACGCGCTGTCTGCTGTTAGGCCTGCGCCTGTTGCAGCTTCCGATACCCAGAACTCAAAGTTCTGAACAGCGGCATCACGGGCCGTAATGGTAATATCAATACCGTCAGTGGTTGCCGAGGCAGCCAGTGCGATAGTGAACGCATCGTCGTCCGTGTTAGTGAGCATATTGAAGCCCATTTTCTATCTCCAATGTTGGGCTACCTTACAGGTAGCCTGTTAACAATTTACAGTGCGCCTCTGTTTGGCTGCAGGTATTGCCTTGCGCGTGTCAGGCTACGGTTTCTCTCGATCTTTGCGAGAGATATACCATGCTTGAACATAGAATGGTAGCGGTTGGCCGCCGCCATATCTGAGTATAGCTGGTTGGGCACCTCGTGCAATCGGGCACGTGCGCCGTAGCCAATATACTCCGCCCACTGTTCATACACCTCGGAAGACACTTCCGTAGATGACTGTGTGGGCTTGACAGCGATGATTAAGGATATGGCGTTGGCTGTCCGTTCCGTAGGGCGCGGTGCAACTACCAATGTCTCAGCGTTGTCTTGCAGGTAATATTGGGGGTCTCCAGTGCGTTCGCGCCAGTTGTCCCCAAACAAACTAATAAGCTCATCCTCTGACTTAGGCTCAAGAGGAATGTTTTCGAAGAACGCTACTAGCACCCTCGCAGGGATGCCATTACAAGGGGCGTCCAAATCGTACTCACTAATATTCGCGAGAGTTGTGATATTGTCGTGGTTGTACGTCCAGATCATGGACCTGTCACAGAACTCTATGCACGACGCACGAGTTGCATGGATTAGCGCCACGTCAGGCACGCCCGGAAGGTAGGGGCGTATGTACTCAGCAAATGTATCAAATGATGTGGCTGTCATGAGTTACTTCCCGGTAAGTCTGCAGATCGAGGAAGAATGGCGAGGTTGGGATTGTTAGTAAGTTCAGTTGCCGTATGCCCTTTCAGCGCAGCCTCAAAGTCCTGCCAGTGCTGAGCGGCTGTCTGGTCGCCTGAGGCATATACAACTTTCTTGCTGCTAGCTTTGAACATCATGTAAGCCATAATGGCAGGTTCATAGACATCATTCACAGAGATAGCTGTAGCCTCTGACGAGATAATGGTAGGCATCTTGGCATATACGAGGGTCACATACCCGTTACCGTCAGCCGGAGGGCTTACGTGAAACACCTCAGGCTCCTGCACATCAAACCACCACTCCTTGGGTTCCTCTACCTGAGCGTCGATAGGGTAGTCAGGGTTAAACCCCTCCAGGGCTTGGCGGGATACAAGGCGCATGGCGTGGCCGGGAGTTGCCCCGTCGTCACCCATCGTCATCCCTAGGTCCAGAACCATAAACCCGCCTGCTGGCAAGGATTGTTTTGTACCTGCCGATAGCTGCACTACCTCTCGCTTAGAAAAAGCGGACGGTTTGATGGTAACGATCCTGCGCTGGGCTTGATTGAGCCACAGCAACAGCTCAGAGCGTGCCCACTTGACGTTGTTCTTATCGAACAAGAGGACACTTACATCATCAATGATGCTCTGGGCTGTGATCGTACCCATATTAGTTTGTTACAGGGGGAACCACAGCGGAACCCTGCCCTTGAGTTGTAGGTAGCTCCATCTTGCCCTGCTCGGAAACAAGCTTGGCGACAGAAGTCCCGTTGGCCTGTATTGCGTTGGAGAACAACGTGAAGTACTGAGCAGCCTTGTTTGGATCGGCGTAGTTGGCTTGCTTGCTATGGGCTCGCCACAGCATGTAATTGATGAGCATGGGCGCGTACACATCATCAATGATAATAGCTGAGCCCTCCGCTTGCTCTGTAGGATAGACAGAGTGGATAAGCTCGACATAGTGCAGGTCCAAGTTGTCGGGTTGCGGATACACGTAGAAAGACCCTCGCTCACGAGCGTTATACATGTAGACAGTGGTTGTGGTGCTAGCTGTATCGCTCTGCCACGCCGGGTTACTCTCATCAAGAACGAGCATGTCTACACGTTGAATAGCCCTGCCGGGGTCAGTACCTGTAGTACCCATGTTACGAATAACATCCAGCAGCAGCCAGCTTCCGGCGGGGATTGTCTGTCGGCACCCTGCAGCTAACTGCATCGTAGTCGTAGTAGCAGACGCCTCGGGGAGCACAGAGACAATTTCCCTGACACCGTCATTCACATACAACAACATCTCTTCGCGGCTCCACTTGACATTGTTTACGTCAAACAACATCCGGGCTACTGTATCAATCAAATTAGTGCCTGTTTTCGTACCCATCTTACTCTCCTGCCGGTACTTGTGTACCTACAAATGCGCTGAACTGGTTTAGATATTTAGTCGATACCTGCTCGCCAGCTGCGTAATCACTATCTTTAGCATGCGCTCTAAACATGACATAGTCAAACAATGCGGGCTCAAATATATCACGGACAACGAGTGTATCTGTGAGAGAGGTGAGCGTCGGAGGCATGACTGAATAGTTTATTTCAACAGAACCTGTACCATCGTTAGGAGGGTACACGTAGAAACCCGTAGGATCATCTTCACGCTTGGCAAAGGCAATCACAGAGGATGTTGGCGTATCAGTTGTCCAGTTTGGATACTGTAGCCGGAAAAGTTCTAGGTCCTGTTCCTGAATAGAATTACCCGTAACGCCCAGCGCTGTAAGATTACGGTATACATCCAGAAGAACAAACCCGTCTGAAGGGATTGTCTGTCGGGGACCAGCGACCATATTTATCGTAGTCACCCTTGTAGATGCATTAGGCACGGCAGCGGCAACGGACCTCTGCGCGTCAGACAGCCATCCGAGAAGCTCGTCATCGTCCCAGCGAACGCCTTCAGTATCTACCAAAGTGCGACGTACCTTCGATATAACTGCAGATGCTACAATGCTCATCTTACCCCCTTAGAAGGAGGTGGGAGACCTAGGTCCCCCACCAGCCGTCACTAGGCAATCTGTGCGAGTGCCAAGGCTTCAGGCTTGATAACCTTGTAGCCGTAGACATTCAGACCGCGAACCAGCGTACCGAAGTCCGTCGGATTAGGAAGGTTCTCGACCTTCGTAATCTGCGAAGCAAAGGTGATCGCTGTTTTGTGGCAAGCAATCAGGGCAGAGCGAGCTACTGAGCTGTTGGCATTGCCATCGTAGTCTTCGTTGGCGTTGGCAGACGGCAACTGGTTGGACACATAGACCTTGAAGCGGTCAATGGTGCCAATAAAGCCGCTACGCAGGATCGACTGACTGTCGTTCGTTACGTAGGCCTGAGCCAGATTTGACTGCATCAGCCAGTTCCGTGCGAACGGAGGAATGACCAGACAACGGTCGCTCTCAGGGACACTCTGCTCGTCCAGCGTTGAGGCCAGAGCTGTCAACAGTGGCACAACAGTCGTGGCAGACAGAGTAACCGGAGAAGCATCCGTGCCAAGGTTGTACTTACCGGAGACGACACCGGCAGTAGCGCCCTTGTTGGCAGCGGCGCCCTGATCGAACACGCCGTCAAGAACGTCGGCGTCCACGGTTATTGCCATCTGCTCAGAGGCATCGTCCGTGAAGGTATTCATCAAATCAGGGTTTGCCTGATGTTCCAGAACATCAGAGACAGAGAACCCGAAATACTTACCCTTGTCGATGTCGAGCTCGACAGTGTCAGGGGTAGGTACTTCATACTGAAGTGACTGACCAATAGTGTAATCCCGAATAGCGATAGACGGAATGTTATTGATAATCACCTTGTCGCCAATGTCCGAAATGTCACCCTGATACTCAGTGTTGGCAATTTCGTTAAACACCGTAGCGGTGTAGAACTTGGCGTTGAGTTTACCCGACCAAATCTGGGGGATAAATGTGCCCGAATACGCCGGAGACGTATTAAACGGGGCTTGAACTGCGGAAGCCATTTCCGTTTCTCCTGTTGGCTCCGGTCCTCTAGGCCGCTCTTATGCGACCGGTCTGAACCGCAGCATCTATTTCACTTTCAATACGTGCCGCTTGTTCTTCCGTGTACTGCTTCCGACGCTTGTCCTGATAGAACTTGTCAATCTCGGACGTAGACCACATGCGTGTGGACTGCGCATTTGTCGGCTCAGCCACAGTCGAACTTTCCGGCTGCAACTGACGCTCGATAGATGGTACCTGCTGGGCCGGGGCCTGCTGCTCACCGTTCACTAAGCCTGCCTCGCGCTTGTACGTATCAAACAGCGCAGCTGTCATTTCTACGTTAGCGTTAGAATAGGCGTTGTTCAGGTAAGCCTGACGCTGCACACCAGAGACGGGATCAATATCGCTTAGCCAAGCAAGAAACTCGGGGCTCTCATTGAGTGAGCGGTAGTCTGGGACTACACGTTCAAGCTC